AGCACCTCCGGGTGTGCGTGCGCCTTGACCCTGTTTTTTCGGTCGCCTGCGGGCGTCCTGCTGTAGCCGCGGCCAGGTGCCGGCGGTCCCCGAGGGCACAGGAGGCCCCGCTCATGTCGAAGGCCGTGAAGGTGAAGGCTCCCGAGATGCTCGGCGAGCCGGGTGTCGCGCTGTGGAAGCGGATCACGTCGAAGTACGAGCTGCGGGCCGATGAGCTCGTGACGCTCGAGGACGTGTGCGCGATCACGGACGAGCTGCACGAACTGTTCGACGAGTGGGATGCCGAGGGCCGGCCGCGGACGACGACGGGAAGCATGGGCCAGCTGGTCGAGCACCCGCACCCGAAGCGGATGACGGACCTGCGGATGAAGCGGAACGCGCTGTGGCGTCAGCTCAAGCTGCCGGATGACGCGGTGGGCGAGGAGAGCAACCAGCAGCGGTCCGCGGCTCAGTCGCGCTGGTCGCAGCGGGGCGCGTGATGAGCGGCGTCGAGCGTCGTCCTGTCGGAGACATCATCGACGGGCTCGGTATCGGGTCTCGGGTCGCCGATGACGAGATCGTGTCGGACGCGGTGGTCATCATGAAGGTCGTCGAGGCAGACGGAACTGTTCGGCTCGCGATGGCGTCGTCGTTGGGCTCGTCGTGGGTTGAGCGTCTCGGCATGCTGACGGCGGCTCGCGAGGCGGAGTTGGCGTGCGTCAGAGATGCGCGGTCCGAGGATGGCGCGTAGCCGCGCGGCGGCGCAGGTCAGGACGAAGGACTCGGACTACCGCGAGATCATCGCGTGGTACGAGGACCAGCTCGAGCGAGCGGCGCCGCCGACGGACCTCGTCTGGGAGCCGGTGAAGATCGGCCCGACGTGGCAGTACGACAACGGGTGGAAGCTCCCCGAGGTGACCCTCGGCTGGCGGAACCTGGCTTGGGCTGGGATGCACCTGTCGCACCCGAAGGGTGGTCCGTGGGTCTACACGCTTGAGCAGGCTCGGTTCATCCTGTGGCACGACGCGCTCGACCCTGAGACGGGCGATCTGCTCTATCCGACGCAGGTGCTGCAGCGGCTCAAGGGTTGGGGGAAAGATCCGCTCGCCGTCGTGACGTCGACGACGCACGTCTGCTCGGAAGACGCCGCGTTCGACCACTGGGACGGTGACGTGCCGGTCGGCCGGCAGACACCGGACGCGTACGTGCAGATCGTCGGTGTGGCGCAGGACCAGATCAAGCGCAACACGATGCCGCTCTTCCCGTCTCTTGTGCCGCCCGAGACTCGTCGGAAGTACGGCATCCAGATCGGCAAGCTCGACGTGTGGGCGCGCGACGATACGGCGCACATCGAGGCGTCGACGTCGTCGGTGCTCGCCATCGAGGGGCCGCGGCCGACGCTCGTCGTCCGCAATGAGACGCAGAACTGGCTCGAGTCGAACCAAGGACATCTCCTCGCCGGCGCGATCGAGGGCAACCTGGCGAAGGACTCCACCGGGGCGGCTCGCCAGCTCGACATCTGCAACGCGTACCGACCCGGCCAAGACAGCGTCGGGCAGCGGCAGCGCGAGGCGTACGAGGCGACCGTCGGACGTCGCTGCGACGAGCACCGGGATCTCGACGAGTGGCCGGACTGCCTTGACTGTCAGCCGCCGAAGTCGGCTGAGTTCGGGCTGTTGTACGACTCGCTCGAGGCGCCGCCGGAGGCGCCGCTGACGGTGGAGGCCGCGCCGAGCGTTGTCGAGTCGATCCGGGGCGACTCGGTGTGGCTGAACACGAAGCGCATCCTCAACTCGATCAAGAACCCGGCGAACCCGGCGAGCGAGTCTCGGCGCAAGTGGTACAACCAGATCACGGCGGCCGAGGACGCGTGGGCGGACCCCAAGGACATCGACCTCGGAAAGCGCAAGGACCGGTTGCAGCCGGGCGACGCGGTGGTGCTGTTCGGTGATGGCTCGAAGTCGGACGACGCGACCGGCGTCATCGCCTGCCGCGTCTCGGACGGGCTGTGCCAGGTCGTGCACGTGCAGCAGCCGAAGCCGGGCCGGATCGTCGACCGTGACGCCGTCGACCACGACGTCATCAAGGCGTTCGACCGGTACAAGGTGCTCGCGTTCTGGTTCGACCCGTCGCACGCGAAGGACGACAGCGCCGAGGGCGATAACCGGTTCTGGTGGCCCCTCGTCGACGAGTGGTCGCGCCGGTACGGCAAGCGCCTCAAGTGCTGGCCGGTCAAGACCGGCAACCGCGCGCACGCGGTCGCGTTCGACATGGCGCTCGAGATGAACCAGAAGCAGTTCGTCGAGTCGTGCGACCAGACGCTCGAGGAGCTCGAGGCGCGCGAGGTGACGTTCGCCGAGTCGCAGTGGCTCGTCGAGCACATGCGCAACGCGAAGCGGGCGCCCGGGAAGTGGGGCGTCGGTATCCGCAAGGAGCACCGCGAGTCGCGTCACAAGATCGACCTCGCCGTGTGCCTCATCGGCGCGCGGATGCTGCGACGCATCTACCTGCTGAGCCTCAAGACGACGAAGCGTGCCCCCGGGAAGGGGCGCGCGATCCTGCTGGCCGACTGACCGACGACTCTGTGAGAGAGGGGAACCCACCAGATGGACGGCAGCACCCTCGCTCCGACGTTCATGGCTCCCGCCGCGGTCTACCCGACCCTGCCGAACCTCAACCTCACCGAGGAGGAGGCCGGCACGGCGACTTGGCTCGCTCAGCGGCTCTTCCAGGTCCGTCAGCCGCTCGAACTGCGCGGTCTCTACTACGACGGCATGCAGAAGATGCAGGACCTCGGCATCAGCATCCCTCCGCAGCTGACCGGGCTGCGGACGGTGGTCGGGTGGCCGGCCATCGGCATCGACGCGCTGGTGAACCGCACCATCGTGGAGGGATTCCGCTACCCGGGGCAGACCGACGTCGACGACGAGCTCATGTCGATCTGGCAGGCGAACGACCTCGACACGGAGGCGCCTCTGGCGCACCTCGACGCGCTGAACCATGGCCGTGCGTACGCCGTCATCGGCCCGGCCGATGAGGACTCGCTCACGGGTGAGCCGCTCATCACGTACGAGTCGGCGCTGAACATGATCGCCGTCTACGACGCGCGGCTGCGGCGGGTCACGGCGGCCCTGCAGATGTACGTCGACATGTCGTTCACGAGCGAGACGTACGGCCATGAGGTCGCGGCGCTGTACCTGCCGGGCAAGACCATCCACATGGCCCGCTCGCAGAGCGGTGGCCCGTCGCGCCAGTGGGAGATCACCACCGACCCGGACGACACCGAGCAGCTCGGTGGCCGGCTGCCGGTCGTGCGCCTGGCGAACCGTCAGCGGCTCAGCAACCGTGACGGGCAGTCGGAGATCCGTGCCTCGTGGATGAACACGGTCGACTCGGCGTGCCGGACGCTGCTCGGGCTCGAGGTGGGGCGGGAGTTCCACATCGCGCCGCGGAAGTATGCGCTCGGCGTGCAGGAGTCGGCGTTCGTCGACGCGAACGGCAACGCCAAGACGGCGTGGGAGACCTACCTGAACAAGGTGTGGATGCGTGAGGCCGACGATGAGGGCAACGTCCCGACCGTGGGCCAGTTCCCCGGCCAGGACCCGTCTGGCTACACGAAGATCCTCGAGACGTACGCCGACATCATGTGCGGCGAGATGGGTCTGCCGGGCTCGATGCTCGGGCGGCACGCCGACGGCAACCCGGCCTCCGCGGACGCGATCCGCGCCGGGTACGAGGAGCTCACGTCGCGGGCCCGGATGAAGCAGGTCGCGTTCGCTGGCGGCCACGAGGAGACGATGCAGATCGCCCTCATGGTGAAGCACGGCCGGGACGCCCTGCCGGAGAACGCTCACCGGATCGAGACGGACTGGCGCAACCCCGCCCCGGAGACCCCCGCCGGCACCACGGACGCGATCGCGAAGCAGGTCGCGGCCGGGATCATCCCGCCACGGTCCGACGTCACGCTCAAGCGGCTGTCCTACTCGCCGGTCGAGCGGGCCCGGCTCGCCGACGACTGGACGGACGAGCAGGGCCGCACGGCGCTGCAGGACATCCACGACATGCTCAAGCAGCGAGCCCAGGGCGGCGCGCCGGCCGAGCATGCGCAGCCTGCGGGCCCGTCGCCGGCCGACATGCCGAAGAAGGTGCCCGTCCGTGGCGACGGCGAGCCTCGCTGAGACGCACCGCGACGAGCAGGAGGCGCTCGTCTCGCTCATCCCGGCGATGCTGCGCGAGGCGTGGCCGCTGCTCGACGTGCACGACCTCAAGGGCACGCTGCCGCTGCTCGTCGAAGCCGTGCGGGCGATCCTCGCGCAGTTCGGGCCGGCGTCCGGGTTCGCGGCGCTGGACTACTACCGGCGCGAGCGGGCGGCTGCTGGCGTGACCGGTCCCGGGCCGTCGCTGCGGATCGCTCCCCCTGCGGCTGCGGACGTCGTCGACACGACGGTGCGTACCGCCACGTCGGGCCTGTACGGCACGGTCACGCCCGAGTCGGTGCAGACCGCGCAGGAGGCGCTCGACGACGCGGTGTCGCAGCTGGTGCTCACGCAGTCGCGCGACACGATCATCGACGCCGTCGCGCGCGACCCCAAGGCGCGCGGCTGGGTGCGGGTGACAGAGCCGGGCGCGTGCTCGTTCTGCATCATGCTCGCTCTGCGGCATGGGCAGGGCATGGTCTACCCGGCGAAGCGGGCCGCGGAGTTCAAGGCGCACCGGAAGCGCGCGAACGGCGCCGGTGGCGAGTGTCGCTGCCACGCCGAGCCAGTGTTCACGGCGTACGAGCCGTCGCACCGGATGCGGACCATGCAGGCGCTGTGGGAGACGTCGACGAAGGGCCGCAGCGGCAAGGACGCCCGGACCGCGTTCCGGCAGGCCGTGGAGGGCCGCGAGGTGACCGGCACGACTGGCCCCTCGGGCGGACAGAAGAAGGCCGGCCTCGCCGGCATGAGCCGTGAGCGGCTCGAACACCAGATCGCCCTCACCGAGGGCCTAAAGGACTCCTCGTGGCGCACCAGTCAGCTGGCGCGTCTGCGGGGCGAGCTCGCCAAGCGCAAGTAGGCGAGCACGGGCGCGTCGAGCGGGCGCGCCACCACCAGATGCCCAGGAGGCACCCGCATGTCCGACCAGCCGACCGTCCCCGCAGCCCCGGCTGCTCCCGCAGTCGACCCGGCCGCCCCAACCACGACGGACCCCGCTGCAGCGGGTCCGGTCGACACGGGCGCCGACGCGCCGCCGTGGGGCGACCCCGAGAACTTCGACCCCGAGAAGGCGTGGATCCTGATCCAGGGTCTTCGCGCCGACAAGGAGAAGTTGTCGAAGCGGCCCGCGCTCACGGACGAGCAGCAGGCCAAGCTCGCCGAATTCGACCGCCTCGCCGAGGCGTCCAAGACGGACCTCGAGCGTGCGCAGGACACCGCCCGCAAGAGCGAGGAGCGCGCCGCGCGCCTGCTCCAGCGGACCGTCGCAGCCGAGATCAAGACGCTCGCGGAGGGTTTCGCAGACCCGACCGACGCGCTCGAGTCCCTCGACCCGAAGAAGTACGCCACCGACGACGGCGACGTCGACACGGAGGCGATCAAGGCCGACCTCGCCGAACTCCTCGAGCGGAAGCCCCACTGGGCCAAGGCGCAGCAGAGGACCACGACGATGCGGCCGAATCCCGCCCAGGGGCGCTCCGGTCAGCCGGCGCCGTCCCGGGCAGAGCAGATCGCCGCCGCGCAGGCCGCGGGCGACACGCGAACCGTCATGCGTCTCAAGGCAGCGCAGGCGGCGGAGTCCACCACGTCCTGACGCGCACCGCGTCACCACCTGAAAGCGAGTCACCATCATGGGTGCTGTTGCTGGGCAGGGAACCACGTTCAACCTGCCGAACTACCACGGTGAGCTCTTCACCGTGACCCCGACCGAGACGCCGTTCCTGTCCGCCATCGGCGGCCTCGGCGGCGCGAAGGCCGCCCACGCCATCGACTTCGAGTGGCAGACCATCGACCGGCGCGCCTCCTCGGCGAACAACGCCGCGCTCGAGGGCGCCGCGGCCCCCGCCGGCGCGGAGCGGTCCCGCACGCAGGTCAAGAACTGCGTCGAGATCCACCACTCCGCCATCGAGATCACGTACTCGAAGATGGCGGCCACGCAGAACTACGCCGGCATCAGCGTCGGCCAGCAGTGGGACGACTTCGTCGTCGACGAGCTGGCGACGCAGACGCAGGCCGAGCTCGAGTCGATGGCCGTCGACGTCGAGAAGTCGTTCCTGTCGGGCACCTACGCCCGCCCGGCCGACAACGCGACCGTGCGCAAGACGCAGGGCGTCCTCGGTGCCGCCGCGACCGTGTCCGCCAACGGCGGCACGAACCGCGCGCTCACCGCCGCGATGCTGAACGCGCACATCCAGGCGATGTTCGACGGCGGCGCGAAGCTGCCGGCCGACCAGACGGTGTTCATCGTCGGCTCGGGCCAGCAGGTCAACCTGACGAGCGTCTACGCCGCGGCGTCGAGCCTCTCGGCTCCGGTCCGCGACCGCAACGTCGCCGGCATGAACATCCAGACGGTGGTCACGCCGTTCGGGACGTTCGGCGTCCTGGTCGACCGGTGGATGCCGGCCAACCAGATCGCGGTCGTCAACCTCGGCGTCTGCTACCCGGTGTTCCTCGAGATCCCGGGCAAGGGCCTCCTCTTCACCGAGGAGCTGGCGCGCACCGGCTCGAGCCGGAAGTTCCAGCTGTACGGCGAGGTCGGCCTCGAGTACGGCGCCCCGACGGAGCACGGCGTCCTCAAGGACCTCACCTGAGCCTCGGCTCTCACCGGCTGACGGGCCGGCGTCGCCTCGCGCGGCGTCGGCCCGTCAGCCACCCAACCCAGCCGCACAGCAAGGAAGGCAGTACCTCTCATGGCACGGTTCCACGGCCAGAAGAACGTCCACATCGGCTTCCCCGTGTGGGCGGCGTCCGAGTACGACCCCACCGCCAAGACGTACGTCATCGAGGTGTCCGGCAAGGACGCTGACCGCTTCCGGCAGATCGCCGACCAGTACGGCTTCAGCGAGGTCGCCGCCGCCGAGACGCACGCCGAGGAGCCCGAGGGCTCCGACGAGGGCAAGGACGCGGCCGGCGCCGAGAAGCCCGCCGAGCAGCCCAAGCGCTGACCGAGGAGCCCGCCCATGTCCGATCCCGTCGCGACCCCTACCGACCTCGAGACGTACCTCGGACTCGACGCGGGCTCCATCAACGAGGCACGCGCCACGCTCCTGCTCGCTGCCGCCCAGCGGAAGTGCGAGCGGATCGTCAACCCGTGCCCGCCCGAGGCAGCCGACATCGTGCTCGAGGTCGCAGGGCGCGCGTACGCCAACGTGACGTCCGCGCGTCAGATGAGCCAGGGCTCGGCCTCGGTCTCCTTCGGCGCCCAGAACTCGACGATGGGCGTCGGCGGCCTCTACCTGTCCCGGTCGAACAAGGCCGAGCTGCGGCTCATCGCGGGCCGCGGCTCGGCGTTCTCCGCCGACACCATGCCGACGGGCACGAACGCCGCCCAGCTCGTCACGGTGACCGCTACCGCCGGGACCTTCACGCTCTCGTTCCAAGGGCACACGACGTCCGACCTCGCGTTCGACGCAGCACCTGGCGTCGTACAGACCGCGCTCGAGGCGCTGCCGTCGATCGGTGCCGGGAACGTCGCCGTGACGGGCGCTCTGTTCGTCACGTTCGTGAACCGGCTCGGCGCCTCGCCGATGCCGCTGCTCACCGGCGACGGTTCCGGGCTCGCCGGCGGCACGGTGTCCATCGTGACCGTCGTCGACGGCGTGCTCGCGCCCGGCGCTGGCCTTCCGCCATGGGGCCGTGACTACGGCCTCGCGCCTCAGTACGGGTGGTGACCGGTGCAGTCGATCTTCAAGGCGCACACGGTCACCGTGGAGACCTACACGGGCCCCGGTGACGACGGCGACACGTACGCCGCGGCCGTCGAGGTCGTTGGCCTGCTCGAGGACGGCCTGCAGCTGCTGCAGTCGGGTCCGACGGGTGACGTGGTCGCGTCGGTGACGGTGTTCTACTGCGACGTCTCGGAGGCGGCCCGGTTCAAGCCGGAGTCGCGGGTGACGACGCCGGCCGGTGACGTGATGCAGGTTGACGTCGTGAAGCGTCGCGATGCTGGTGCGCTGTTCGCGCCGGTGTCGCATCTCGAGGTGCGGCTCAAGTGAGCGTCCGCTGGCAGAACTCGCTCACGGCGGGTCTGCGGGAGGTGCGCGCGAAGGTGCAGCGCCTCGACGACGACCTGTACGAGGGTGCCCGGGTCGTCCTGGCCGACAGCGACTCTCGCGTGCCTCGCGAGTCGGGGGAGCTCGTCGCGACGGGCATCATCAAGCGTGACCGGGCCGGGCTGAACGCCGTGGCGATCGAGTACGGCACCCCGTACGCGCGCTGGATCCATGAGCACATCCACTTCAAGCACCCGCAGGGCGGCGAGGCGAAGTTCCTCGAGACCGCGCTGCTGGTGAAGGGCCGCGAGGCTCTCAACGAGGCCGGCGAGCACCTGTGGAGGCGTCTGTGAGCCACACCGAGGATCTGCTCCGCGGGCTCAAGGCCGTGCTGGTCGCGGGCGGCGTCACGGACACGATCGTGTTCGGTGAGCTGCCGTCAACGCCGGACCGGTGCATCGCCCTGTCGGCCTATGCGGCGCAGGACGAGGCCACGGTGGCGCTGTCGCACCGTCGAGTGCAGGCGATGGTCCGCGGCGCGCAGAACAGCTACCTCGACGCTGAGGGCCTCGCTGACGACGTGTTCGACATCTTGCACGGTCTCGTGGACCGCACGTTCGGGGTGGTGCACCTGGTGCAGTGCTTCCGGATCTCGGCGGTGCCGCTCGGCATCGACGGGTCGAAGCGTTCGACGCGCGCGGACAACTACGAGATCGACGTCGACCTGCCGTTGACGGCAGCGCGCGACTTCTGACCAGCCACCCCACCGCCCCTTCGCGGGCACCAACCATGAGGCCCCGCTCGCGGGGTCTTTCGCCATGCCCCAAGGAGGCATCAGCATGTCCAACACGACTGCTCTCGCCCGCAAGTTCCGGGTGGACGTCACTTCCGACCTGACGCTCGCGGCCGGTTTCATCGAGCTCAAGGGCATCTCCGCCCTCAAGCCCACGGTGGACCCCAACTCCGTCGACACGTCGTCGTACGACACGAACGGGTGGGACTCGTTCGAGATCACCAGCAACGCGTGGGGCCTCACCACGACGTTCTGGCGGCGCACGGCCTCCGGGATCTACGACCCGGGCCAGGAGCTCGTCCGTGCGTGCGTCGGCAAGTTCGGCGACGCGGCCCGAGTCGGTGTCCGCTGGTACGACCGCAACGGCGGGCCGGAGGCCTACCAGGGTGTCGCGATCGTGAAGTGGGAGCGCGCGAACGACGGCGTGAAGGACGTCGACGCCGCGACCGTCACCCTGCAGGGTGACGGTGTCCGCTACGACATCGCGAACCCGGGTGTGGCGGACGCTGCGCCGCTGCTCGTGTCGGCGACGCCGGACGGTGCGGCCGCGGGCGCGCAGCTGTCGATCTACGGCGCTGGCTTCACCGGGGTGACCGGTGCCGCGGGCGTCAAGATCGGCGGCACGAACGCGACCTCGTACGTCGTCGTGTCGGACTCGGTGATCGTCGCCGTGATGCCGGCCGGGTCGGCTGGGTCGGCTGCGATCGTCGTCACGAACGGCGTCGGCGCGTCGAACAGCCTCGCGTACACGCGCGGCGCCTGACGCCCTGAGACGTGACGGGCGCGGCCTGGCTGGGGCCGCGCCCGTCACCTACATCCAGCCACCCAGCCGACCAGCCAAGGAGAACCACCGTGTCCCAGAACCCGTCCATCGGCCGCATCGTCCACTACACGCTCACCGACCACGACGCGGAGCAGGTCAACCGGCGCCGGGACGACGCCACCCGCTCCCAGATCGCCGGTCAGAACTCCGGCGCGATGGTCCACTACGGCAACGGCGTCCGGGGTGGCGAGGTCTACCCGCTCGTCATCACTCGCGTCTGGGGCACAGGCCCGGGCGCGGCGGTCAACGGACAGGTGCTCCTCGACGGCAACGACACGCTCTGGGTCACGTCCGTGACCGAGGGTGAGGGCGCTCGCTTCTTCCAGTGGCCGACCCGGGGCTGACCCATGAAGTCATGGGAGGACGTCGCCCCGGAACCGCTGTCGTTCCCGATCGGCGGCAAGGTCTACACCATCCCCGAGCTGCCGTACACATCGATGCTCACCCTGCAGAAGATCAAGGCAGGCGAGCCGACCGAGTACGACGACGCGAAGCCCGAGGACACGTGGCGGCTCGTCATGGGCTCCGCGTGGGACGAGATGACCGCCGACAACGTGCCCGGTGAGGCCATCGGCCGGGCCGGGCTCGCCACCCTCGCCTACTTCGAGCAGGGCCCCGACGTCGCCGAGGCGATCTGGGAGCACGGCATCGACCCAAAAGCGCTGGCGGAGCAGATCCTCGCGAAGAGCGGGCTGCTCGCACCGAGCAGTACGGCCGCGGCGACCGAGACCCCGTCACCGGCCTCTACCAGTGGTACGAGTTCCCGCCCGACTTCATCGAAGAAGCCCAGGCGGAAGGCGACGGCGAAGGCTTCACCGTCCTCCAGCTCGTAAAGCCTTGGGCGCTCGTCGTCTCTGACTTCGCCGACCACTACGGCATCCGGCTGGCCCGGCCCGGCGAGTTCGTCGCGTGGCGCGAGTTCGAGCCCCTCCTGACCGGGCTTCTCGCCTGCGATTCCCGCCTGTTCCGACACTTCGCCCCGAGAGGCGACGACCCCGAGGAGTGAGCGTGGCGGGCGAGACCAACGTCGGCGGCATCGTCGGGTTCCTCCGGCTCGAGAACGACCAGTTCGTCCGGGCCATCGACGAGGCCATCGTCAAGACCGAGATCCTCGACGGCAAGCGCGTCGACGTGAAGCTGGACGCCGAGGAGGTGCGCCGGCTCCCCCGGGACGCGCAGCGCGCCTCGTCGGGCATCGACCAGATGACGGCGGCCCAGCGGCGGCTCGAGGACGCCACGCGCCGCGTCGGGCTCGCCCAACTCAAGGTCATCGAGGCGAACGACTCGGGCAAGGCGTCGCGGATCTTCGCCGCGCAGACCGAGCTCACGAAGGCTCGCCGCGCCGAGCAGGACGCGATCTGGGGCACGTACGACGCGAACATCCAGCTGTCGCACGCCCAGGAGCAGGTCGTCGAGACCGGCGACAAGGCCGAGAAGCAGGTCCGGAAGGTCGGCACGTCGTCTCGGGAGTCCCGCGGGCACGTGGGAGCCCTCGCGACGGCGATCATCACGCTAGGGCCGGCGCTGGTGCCGCTCGCTGCTGGTGCTGTCGGTCTCGCGTCCGCGTTCGGCGGCATGGGCGCCGCTGGCGTCCTCGCCGTGGTCGGCATCAAGCAGGAGATGAAGGCCGGCACCGAGGAGGGCCGGGCGTTCTCGGCGACGCTCTCCGACGCGAAGGGTGACCTCGAGTCGCTCGCGTCGACGGCCGCGAAGAACGTCCTCGGCCCGCTGCAGGGCGCGGTCGCCGACCTCGACGAGCGCATGCCCGGCCTGAACGGGCAGATCGGCGAGCTCGCGACCGTCACCGGCAAGGCTGGTGAGGCGGTCGTGGGCGGGCTGCTGTCCGGGTTCCAGGCCCTTGAGCCGCTCATGCGCGACGGTGCCGTGTACGTCCTCAACCTGTCGCAGCGGTTCCAGGGACTCATGTCCGGGCCGGGCATCGTGTCGTTCGGCGACTACGTGCGGTCGGTACTCCCCCAGGTGATGTCGACCCTCGAGTCCATCGTGAGGCTGGCCGGGAACCTCGTGTCGGCGCTGGCTCCGCTCGGTGGCGGGACGCTCTCGGCGATCAAGACGCTTGCCGACCTCATCAACGCGATCCCGACGGATGTGCTACAGGTCGTCGCGACGTCCGCTAGCGCGGTGTTCATCGGGTTCCGCGCGTGGCAGGGCCTGTCGGGTCTGATCGCTGGTGTATCGACCGCGATGGGCCGGCTCGGTGTCGAGGCCAGCGTCGCGGCGACCGCCGTGCGCGGCATGCAGGCCGCGGCTGGCCTGATCGGAATCGCCCTGGCTGGGCTGTCGTTCCTCTTCACGGCGAACGCTGAGGCGACCCGCCAGAACGAGGAGGCCGCGAACGCCTACGCCGACGCGCTCAAGCGGTCGAATGGCGTGATCGATGAGTCGATCCGGCAGATGACCGCCAAGCAGCTCGCCGACGACGGCGTGCTCGAGGCTGCCCGGAAGCTCGGAATCGCGCTGCCGGACGTCACGGACGCGGCGCTGGGGAACGCTGACGCTCAGGCCCGGGTCAATGCGGTCATCGGCGAACAGTCGGACAAGCTCAAGGTCGCCACGACCGGGTGGAAGTCCGGCGTCCAGGCGAACACCGACCTCGGCGACGCGGCCGACAAGGTCACCGGCGCGATCGGGCGCACGAACGGCCAACTCGACGCGGGCATCCAGAAGAACAAGGACATCTCCGACGCCACCGCGATCGCTGCGGGTAACACCTCTGGTGCGGCGAACGCGATGGACATCCTCGCGGGCACGTACGGTGCGTCGGCGTCGACGTTCGAGGGCGTCATCTCGGCCCAGCAGAAGGTCGCCGACAAGGCTGCCGCCGCGACGGTGCAGATGCAGCTCGAGAACGACGCGGCCGGGCTGCTCAAGCAGTCGCTCGATCTCCTGAACGGCGACAACATGTCGGCGGCTCAGTCGCAGAACGCGTTCGAGTCGGCGCAGAACAGCGTCGGTTCGCAGATCAAGCAGGCGCAGGAGGCCGAGGCTCGCGCACGAAAGGCTCTCGCGGACGCGCAGAACCCGGGCACGTCTGGCGGGTCGGGTGGCCCGTCGAAGTCCTCCACCGACTCGCTCGCGCGAGCCCAGCTGCAGCTGGCGCAGGCTCAGGCGCACCTCAACCGGGTGCGGTCGGACCCGAAGGCGTCTCCGTCGGCTCTCGAGTCGGCGAACCAGCGGCTCGCGCGGGCGCAGCTGGCGGTGTCGCAGGCTCAGGGCCGCGTGTCCGACTCGGCGTCGAAGGCGGCCGGGTCCACGGGCAAGCTCGACGAGAAGCAGATCGCGGAGGCGAAGGCCGCGCTCAAGCAGGCCGAGGCCAACACCAAGGCCGCGAAGGCGTTCACGGGCAACTCCGAGGCGGCGGTGTCGAACCGGGCGCACATCATCAACGCCATCGCGCTCGCCGAGCAGTCCGCCGAGGCCTACGGCAAGCAGACCGGTTCGACGGAGAAGGCCCGCGAGAAGCTCATCACGCTCAAGGACGAGATCATCAAGAACGCGGCCGCCCAGGGGCTGAACAAGGACGAGGTGACGAAGTTCGTCAACGAGCTATTGAAGATCCCCGCGTCGGTGCCGCCGACGAAGGCCGACCTCGACACGAAGGCCGCGCTCGCGAAGAAGAAGGCACTGCAGGACGCCATCAACGCGATCACCGGCAAGACGGTCACGGTGAGCATCCAGCAGGTGTTCTCGACCCTCGGGTCGAACGCCGCGCGGCAGATCCACAACGAGCAGACGATGGACC